TGACCATTTAAGAGCGTCAACACTTACGTGTTGATCGAATCTTGATGCATCAAGGGAGACCGCACAAGGGGTCTCGAACATATTCCACTTGCAGGCTAATATGTCGCCAGTTTGGTAGACATTAAACCCCTTGGCGACAGAAGGATATTTGTACAAACGTGCGAGACGCTTGTAGATTATCTTCTCAAGTGGTTTAATGAATCTACCTATGGCAGCATTGAATCGTGGGTTACGTGGTTGAATTACTCGTGGAGCGGGGTCGTGTTTGACACCGAAGTTGATCTTCTCACATTTAACAAACGTTGATACACTGCAATCCCGTTTAGTCAACGGCAATAAAGCCAAACTGTCAACAGCTCGCCTGTATCGTTTGTACTGTCCACCAGTATACGACTCAGCAAACGTCTCCAGTGACCACGGCCTGAGTTGGCAGGTTCTAAAGTCATCCATAAAATAGGACAACTTATCGAATCCACCTACTTCAGGCTGTTGCGGGGAAGTGCGCTTGTTATCTGTGTAAAACACTCTCTCGTTGAGACCTCGTAAAAGGTTGTTCAACGAGTTATTGTGCACAGAAAATCCCGTATTAGGCCGAGGGGCATCCACGGTGAATGCCCATCTTTTCGGGTCTCGGGGTCGAGACGGCGGTCCAATTTGGATGTTAGGGTGGAGATTGTCAATAAAGTCAACCTTTGTTTCCACCCCCTCCAACCGGACCAAACCCCTTAATGAAAACCCGGCAACACCCCCATAGCCGCTTTGACATGAAACGGGGGGTTGAAGTAAAACTGCGTCCCTAATTCCGACCAATAAGACACGTCGGACACCTTGAAGACCAACTCGTCTTCTAGCCACCCATCCAGCTGTAGGTCACTTCTCTTCATTTTGGCCAGTTCATCCCTTAGGGCCCTCTGGATAGACTCAACGGTCATGGAGTTGCGCTCTCGCAATCCAACCTTGGATATGACCAAGGAGACCGCTCGGGCACAACCAGCTTCAAATCGAGTGAAACTGTCCGTGTCGTTGTTCATCCACTTCTGAAGGGTGGGGACAACATCGTTTTCACGATGTTCCCGCACCTTCAGGAGGTAGGAACTAAGGAAGTCACGACCGAAAGAGAGATAGATGATTACTACCATCAAGGCTCTGTCTAAACGAGTAAGACTCCAGTAACATACATCACCAATGTATTCACACACGACGCTTGAAACTTGTGAACCGAACCGACAGGTACCTCTAACAACAAAATAGAGAAACACAGCCAACGCGATAAAGCTCAACATCTTGGGTTTA